ATGCAAGTGTTTCATTGTCCGTCATTATAGAGTATTTGCAGTCTTTATATACCTTAAGCGATAATGTATATGTTTGAGACTTCAAACCAAAAGCATTTTGATAATACTTTACATCCATAATTTCATAGAATGTCTTGTTTGGTTCAAGATAAACAACATCACCAATCCTTGGTTCAAAAGATTCATAAGTATGTAGCGTATTTCTATCTGCACCGCCATAAGTTGACCAGAACTGAAAAGCAGCACGACCAACCTGAACAGTCACAAGATCTTCTCCCCAGATACCTTGAAGTTGATAAGTAAGAACATTTGGTGGAATAGATTCAGTATATCCATTAAAATAGAAAGCTCTTTCTATTTTCTGAAGCGGATCTTCACCATAAAGTTTATCACGATTGGTATCAAGAGATACTTTATAATAAGTGAACTTCAGACCATAAGTACCATAAGCTTCAGTTGTGTAAGACTGCGCATTATCTGCTTCAGAATCAGAAACTATATTGTTTGCTGAAGTTGGTGGACATTCAAAAGCATCTTTAATAGGACTGCAAAGCCAAGGATATTCTTCAAACATTATACAACTCCAAAAAGTCCATTAACATTAAATACTAGCTTAATCTTATTATAGTTTGAATATGTTGGTTTAGCATACTGATAAAGCATTATAGGTACTTCAAATTCCGTACCAAACGAAACCTTAAAATTATCCAATTGATTATCAGAAATTTTAGCTTTATATGTTAATAAAAATCCATATACACCAGTATTAAGAATTTGATCATTCTTTTCTTCATCATTTTGATCTTTAGTATTTTCAAAATATTGAAGATCATCACATACAAGAACTATTTCATTTTCAATTATTTTATTTTCATCTATTCCTAGTCTAAAATAATCATTTGATTTGTATACTTCAGGTTCATATGTACCATCAGATTTTCTTTTTTCTGCTATTCTATAATCATTAACAAATGATAAATATTTACTATTTGTTTTTTGATTATTTTGATAAGAATTTTTAGCTGCCATAAAATCACATGATTTTTTTGCAAGACAATTATTTGTTAATTTTGCATCACTAGAATATTTAGAAAACAAAATATGCTTTACATTTATATCACGCAAACGCTGATATGAATATTCATGTTCTTCAAAACTATCTTTATTAAATGTCTTTTCATTTAAGTTTAAAAGTTTAAAATCAATATGTTTAATTTTATTTTTTATGTTTTGAAATTCAAGTTTTTCTTTAGTCCTAACAGATAATAATTCTTCACCTTCATATGGTTCACCAACATATTGTACCGGCGTACCATCAGAATAAAAAAATCTATATTCATTAAATGGACTGAATTTATCTAATGATTTGATTTCTTTTGAATTCATCCTTTGAACGATAAAGTATACATTTAAATATTTTTTATAATCTAATACACTTTCAACATTACATAAAGTTTTAAAAACACTTACCATAGAAGGTAAAATTTGTATATAACTATTAAAAATATATTTTATATCTTTAGCCATAGTTACTCCAATTCATCAAGATTAGTGTTATTTGCAGAAACATTCAAAATAATACCACCACTAGCATTATTAGTCGGGAAAGCAAGATTATATGATCTACCATCAATTTCAGCGCCATTATCATTAGAAACATACATCATAAGATCATTATTATTATGTATATAAACTAAGAATCCACCTAACTGATTATCGCCAATAGCTTCTTCTTTTACATAGTCATTTATATTTGTTGTTACATCACCATTAACATTGACATATTCACCATCTTCATTCTTTTTATATTGATATGCACTAAATAGAACTGATGTAAATGCTGATTTTGGTTTTGACTTATCAGCTTCATTTATTTTTGATCTAATGTACTCAGGCGCCATAGAACGTCCAAACACAAGATTATTTTTATAACTATAATCAAGTTCATCACCTATGCAATTATCCTGATTTCCAAAATCAGCATAATAACAGCATTTATTTTCATCCCAGTTCATAGGAATATTATTAAACATATTACCAGAAAGTAATGATGTTTCATAATCAGTCATATTAACCGTTTCATAAGTATAACTAAAATACTTATCTTCACTTTTAATAGTATTATTAACAAGTTTTAGTCCATTATCACTAAAAGTTGAAATATATGGATTTGAATCTTTACTTACATTTAATTGAGCAGAATGATAATTTCTTTCATAAAATCTAGTTGGTATTTCCGAGTATCTTAAATCTTCTTGTGTAGGACCATAACTGTTAGGTAACTTAAATTTTCGTTGTTTTGTATCAAATTTATATGCAGGTTCAAATATTGTATTACTACCTAATATAGAATTTATAGATATATATCCAAATTTATCTTTATAAATTTCAGGAGTACCAAAATGATAATATTCATTAGTACTATTTGTTTTAACATTTGTAAACTTTAAAATATTAGCAAATACATTTCTACAATATGCTTCTGTATTAGCATTTAGATTACCTGCATTTATAAATGCGCCAGATGACTGATTTATATTTGCCCAACAAGGTGGATCTAATGAAAATAGTTCATCAGTACCATAATCATCGCCTTTCATATCAAGATTCATCATTACATCAATAGCATACAATGTATGTGTATCAGGTAAATCATAATCATTGCCATCACCTTTACCACGAGGTTCATTACGTAAAGCGCCAACTGTACTAATGTCAACAGGTTGATAATCAATAGATCCAATAGTAGGCTCACTAGTCATGCCACGAACAGCAATAACATTTAATTTAACTAAGTCATTTACACCAGTTCTGTTTGTGTCCGTAGTCTGAACATCAACCTGTCCAATTAAGCTGCCATAATTACTATGAAAATCTACATAATTTGCATTATAAGGTTTTGTTGTTCTAGAATAATAGTCAATTTGTATATTTTCAAAATCAGTAAATAATGTTTTATTATTAACTGTTGCATTGCTGGCAACAACTCTACCTGCTATACCGCCAAGAACATATATTGGTTTTAATTTATAATTTATTACATCTGGACCTTCAGGATCATCAGAATCATCATACCATGCTGATGTAAAAAATCTAAAATCTTTCACTTCATCATATCTTTTTTTATCAGCAATATAAAGTGGATTTTGTTCTTTTGTTGTGCTATTATAAAATGAAATGCAATTAACAGTAGTTAATATATCTTCATAATTTGTGATATCCGCTGTGTTATATGGAATATCAATTGGGCAAATATCATATGATTCTTCAGACCGTTCTGGATCTTCTGGTATAGTTATGCATTGTGTTGATTGATATGGTAAAATAGGAGTATTTTTATACTTTGCATATGCATATGTTTCACCATATTCCGGTGTGAGGTTGTAAGTTACATTAAGTTTTACATTTTTAACAGTTCCATTTACATTCTTACCAGCAACCGTTCCAAGAAATCCAACAAAATTACTGCTTACATTATTATCAGCCCAAAAGTAAACATTACCTGACACAGATGATACAGTTCCATAATTGGCACCAACTATAGGTGATATATTGTAAGCAGCACGGACCATGTTGTGCATTCTTATTGGCTTATTAAGCATTGATTTTGGAATACATGTACCAGCTTTAGAATACTCATTATCATAAGCACTAGCCCAGTCAGTTGCTTCTATAACATATTTCCAATATGTTCCCCAATATGGAGAATATTGATAAGAATATTTTGTAGGTGACTGATCCTTTTTAAAAAATTCCCAATGCACTATACCAGGATTATCGCCTTCTTCAGTTGAATATGTAGGGAAAACATAATCATCATAATATATACCATCCCAAACCAAATCATCAGGCTCTTTATCTTCCATATCCCAGTACCGATCTTCATACATTTTTCGCATTATGTTCCAGTTAAAATTCAGCTGATTGACGCGGTCGTCAGAACAGCTGCTTGTTCTTACAGCCATTGTTGTCCAATGCCCTTCATAATCAAGACCATAGTAATTTGGATTAGCTACATATAATTCTGCAGCTTTTTGTAAATATTCTTTATGCGCACCGTTACAAGTTAAAACAGGATACATTGCACCTGCGTCAAAAATATACCATGTATTTGTGCCATCAGTCGTGGTTACATTATAATCTTCACTTTTTCCAACATTACAACATGATATAAATGGTGAATACATAAACATTTCATATGTAAATGGTTCTATAGTAATAGATCCTTTAATGCCATCTTCCCATGTTACATTAGTTCCATCAGTCTTAAGAGCACGTAATTCTTCATTTACACCATCTGTAAATGTATCAGCACGTACTGATATTCCCATAGCAAACTTACCACCATAGTCATCATTTACCATGTGATAATATGGACGTTCAAGCATATATTTAGCAAACTGTTTCCAAATTTTATTATCATCGGCTGCAATTTTACTTTCATCATTCCATATAAAGTGCCTAGAAATTGGCTTTTTTATAAAATTTTCTACTTCTATAAGTCTGCCGGTTTTATCATCTTTGCCATCATCTATTTGAGATGCATATGATACATTAGTATAATCAACTTCATGTTTAAAAACAGTAGCTAAATTATTTTTTATGTTTAGATATATTTGTTTTCTATATTTGTTGACATCTGCATCATCTAATGCATAATGTACTTCGCCATTACCGTCAGTTTTTACCTTTTCAAAACATTTTTTTATAAGATTCTTCTGTGTAGTATCAGGATTTGTTGCCATTAATGCATTAAATAATTTACATATAGAGTTATCTTTTCTTGTGCTCCAAATATTTCCCATAATGAATTGCTTATAATCATTTGCATGAAGGAAATATGCATTACATCTGCTGGAGTAGCCTTCATAGTCACCTTCTTTAACCCAACTTTTATCTGAATAATATGAACATCTAAATATATCTTTAGATATTGCATAAACATCATCAATTAAAATTTTACTTTTATTATTTTCACCATTTCTTAATGCAAATTTATCATTAAAATTCTGAATTAAACAATCATCTGGATAACCAAACCACTGATGTTGGCCATCATCATCAATATATTTACTGCCTGTTAAAACGTCTGTAGTAGTTGTATCATGCGTATTATTACCCACATCTTTTTTAAGACTTATTGGTGCAAATCTTTTAGATGCAAATCTTATTTTTACATCGTTATCATCTATAATATTGACATTTGTATTAGCAACAACATTTGTAAGTATAAATTTATTAGTTAGTTTTGAGTTGTCAGTTCCTTTGCCATCCCATCTAAATGTAAAACCATTTAAAGTTTTAATTGACACAGGTCGTCCATCTTTATCAAAAACTCTAATAGATTCTTCATCTAATACTAGATGTTCAGTAAGATCACCCATATCATACCAGTCTATACTGCAAACGTCTTCATAATCTATTTTATTACTACGACGGTCTGGCTCCGGCCATATACCACCATGACCTGTATTAAAAGCCAAAAGATTATTTTTATGTAATTTTAAATCATAGTTTCCACCATAAGCTATCATATATCCATATGAAGCATTATAGTACTTATCTGCATTTTCACCGGACTGGTCATTATCCACCTTAAAACAAAGACCTGTAGCTGTGGCACCATCGGATTCACCATATGTAACAGGTTGTGGTAAATTATTTACATTTAAATATCCAGCATAGAAAGTAGCATTAATATAAATGCCATTAAATTCAAAGAAAAAATACTCACCAGTTGTTAACTCGCATCTTACTATAGCAACTGCATTTCTTCCACGAGGATCATCATTATAACTTAACCAAGTAGGATCTGATTTAAGTGTTTCTATTACATCTATTGAAAGGCCACGAGTATTGGTAGTTTCATTTTTAGCATAACGATAATCTAAATTATCAAAAATAAAATGATCATGACTTGGCATGCCAGCTTCTGGATTATCGTCGGCTTCTTGTGCAGTTCTATTAAAATCAAGAATTACATAATCCAAATGCGAATCATTATTATATCTGTGAATGTCAGGGCTGTAATCAGAATTAGCCATAACATTATCTTTTGCCCAATCATATTTCATGTAAATGGCAATTACATCCATTTCTTTGATACTGTTTTTAAAGTTTTCGTCTTCAAAATTCATTTCAAACGTTTTAGCACCGGTATCATAAAATGACTTCATTTTTGGATTAAATTCTATACATGATCTAGCTTTTTCATTAGTTTCTTTTTCACTATATCCATAGGCTTGTTGAGCAAATATGCCTTCAGCAAAATATCCAACATAAGGACAAATATTACCAGGTGAATTAATACACCATGAATTCAAGAAAAAGAAATTTTCACCACAATCATATTTTTGTCTAACTGTAGTAAAATCATTCACTGCATCTGACTTATTACTTACACTATAAACTTGTGGTACAAAGTTAAGTGCATTAAATAAAAATGAACCCTGGTTACCAGCATCATTAGTATTGCCATCTAAAATAACATTTTCAATTAATCCATAATTTCGTCCAACCAATAACCCAGCATTAACATCACGCGCATCATTTTTTAGATAATTAAGATTGATTAATTTATTATTAATTAATACAGGGGATGCTTTTGTATAACCAACATCATTTGTTAATTTGAAATTTCTAACTATACCCCTACTACCAAGAACAGGAATAAAACCATTATCACTTCCAGTACATATAAGCGTTGAATTATATAAAGCATGTCCATTACCATCCATAATTCCTTGAAATGGTATAGTTTCATCTTTTCCAATATATGAATTTATTTTTCCTTCAACATCATCAATCAAAACACCAATGATACCATTATTGCCATCATTCACCTCATTGGCAAACCAGTTAAGTTCTTCTTTTGTTCTAAGTATATAAAATCCACTATTTACATATTCATTAGCAATATGAGAATTCGCAGAACAACCGGCCCAATATTCAGAATCCTTAAATTCATCAAAATTTTCTTTATTGATATACATTGGTTTTATTTGTTCTTCGGTTTCATATATTTTTGACCAAGTATATTTTATGCCATTATATTTTAATTTAGAATCCTCAAATAAATTTCCAGAAATACCATTAGAATCTTTAAAATACTTTAAATCATTAATATCTCTAAATTGTTCAATAGAAAACCCACTTCTAGTAAAGTTATCAAGAAACTTATTATTCATTGGTATAAAATCAACAGCAAATTTATTTGGTATTTTGCCATTTAAAAATTTTTCTTTAAAACTGTTAAAAACAAATGTATTCATAATATCAATTCCACCTTTCTACATAAGCTTCAGTATCAATATTATCAGTTTCAATATATTGCTTGAATGGAGTAAATTCAATGCATGCTGGAGATGTACTATCTTTTACTGTATTTATCTCATCAGCATCAACTAATGACGATTCTTTGGATGATACTATTACACCTGGAAGATCTTCTTTCATGTTTTTCTTATCAACTCGTTTCCAGTCATCTTTTATAGTTTTGTCTTCACCATCACCAAAAAATGCTCTGCATATAGAATTTAAAAATTTAACATTTTCAGGAAATATAACAGGATGATCTTCATTAACACCTGGTATACTTAATGTATAAAGTAATCCAATTTCACCTGATGATAAACGCATTATAGGTGGTATACCAATAGTATATGGATATCTTTTAGTTTTTCTATTGTCTGACCAAATTTTACCAATTCTTAAAGTTTGAAAATTATTATTATTATACTGAGAAAAATTATTATCATATTTAAGTATAACAACACTATAATTAATAGGCATAGAATCACATTGATATAAACATGAGAAGTTTATACCAAATTTCATATTAGTAAAATCATATAAGTAATTGCTAGGATGTTTCACAATATCATCAAAACAATCCCATGCATTTCTTCCATTCCATACATATAACTTATATACATTCTTTCCTCTATACTGTCTAAAAATACACCAATTTGCTAATGTGTCAGACCAAAACCAACTAGGTACATCAGTATCACCATCACTTCTTATAGTAGAATATCCTTCATTTCCTTCCGTAAAATTTCCTGAACTAATTATATTGCCATAATATTCAGAAGGTGTTATGTATTCAACATTTTCAACAGTTGCATCTAGTAAAGATTCAATTTCAGTACTAGGATTAGCATTAATAATAACCGCCTGCAGATCATATATTGAAAAACTTTCAAGACCTGCTGACAATGCTTTCTTATATAGATATAAATCATTATTTTGGATTATAGTAATTGAATCATAATGTATTCTATTTGAAATAACAACAACAGGATAAAGTTTATCTAAAATAAGTTTGCTATATGCAGTTCTAATATCAGTTGCAACATTAGCTATCAAACTATTACTCTGGTTAGGATCATCACTAATATAGCTAATGTATAATGTTGTTGCTGCATTTTTATAATATGCTATTAATTCAATTTCTTCAATTGGTGAATAAGTATGAAAAGGTATAAGAGAGTCAGGCTTATAGTTAGTTGGCGAATAATTGGGGACAAAACAAGCAAAACTACGTATTATTTTATTTGATCTTTCTACATTATAAATAGATTCATTTAAACCATTAGGAGCTATCCGTATACTGCCATCATATTTATAATAAGTACTAATATCTAAATTATTTTTAGTTAGTTTTATAAATCTTTTTAACGCCTCTTTTTCATTTGCACTAAAAGATACACCGTAATCAGTACCTGCAAAAAGTTTATTTAAAAAATCCTTAAATGTAGTTATGCCTGCAGTTTTATATTCTTTACCACGAGCAGCTTTATCTGTTACTGTACTTTTATATGTAGTCCATGTACCCCATGCTTTAAATAATACATCTAATGCATTCACTGATAATGATGAATCATACGGATTTACAGTATCAGATTTAATACATGTTAATATAAAATCTCGATTTGAATCATTTTTAAGTATATAATTAGACAAATAATAAAAGCATTCTATTGCAGTGTTTCGATGTGTGCTGTCAATGCATGGATTAAATACACCATCTATAAATAAATTACCGTATGTAGTAAAAGTACCAGCACCGTCAACGATTGCTACATCCAATGGAAATTTCAAAACATCCGATATTTCACCATCAGCTTCTACCTGGGATACATATGGTTTATTATAAGGTACCGTAGGACCGAAAACTCCAGGCGTATTAGTACGATATGACATAGATACTGTCAATCTTATTCTTGAAAATGATAGTTTATCATTATTAGGACCGATTGTTACTTCCGGCTTATATGAACAATTTTCTTTTAAATTCCTATCTTTTATTACATATGATGCTTTATCTGTAGTAGCAATTATTCCAGGATATATTTTACATGCATTATATACTATAGCATTTTGAGACCAGTTACCTATTGTTATTTTTCTATTTGAACTGGAAGATATTTTATTTAAATTATATATGAATTGTGTATTTAAGTCCATACTTTATTTATTAGCAGCCAGATCATACACCTGTTCTACAGTCTTAAAATGCTCGCCTTCATAATAAGCCTGCCTTTCACGCCAGTGCTTAATACAATAGTTATCAATAGTCTTGCCTGTTCTAGTCTTATATGACAAATCGTCAATTATATCAAACAAAACTACTTTATTTTTAGAATGATGTTTTCTAAGACCTCTTCCAATAGTCTGAAGAACAACTATCTTAGACTTAGAATTTGCGAAGAGAATGACATCATGTAACTTAGGAATATTGACACCCGTTGAACATGTTTGATATGTTGCTACAAGAATTGTTCCATCCTCTTCATTAAGATTCTTTCTAATATCATTTCTAACGCTACCTTTAACTGCACCTGAAATGCTCTCAATCTTTCTATCTGGATATTTGTTCTTCAACCACGCCGTAGTATCTTTTAGATGCTGGACGTGATGCACTAATATAAGTATATTATTGTTTTTATTGCGATGAGAAATAATGTAATCCAGGACATTATAACGACGCTCAAACGATTCAACTATTTTTACTTCTTCAGGATATGATCTTGACTTATTCTGCATCACAAATTCTAATGGATACTTCACAAATAAGTTTGCTATAGTTATAGGCGACAGAACGCCTTGCTCAATAAGTTCATGAGATTTCAGTTCATATATCACATTTCCAAGATTTGCCTGAATAGTCATCTGTTCAAGAGGGTCTGTTGGTAAAGTTCCAGTACATCCAAGTTTTACTTTAGCATTAACACAGAATTCCAAAATATTAAACAACTTCATCGCCCTTGCACCGTGAGTCTCATCAACAATTACAGCGTCAAACTTCTCAAAGTAGTCAGTCTCTTTGTGCTGTAATGATTCCCATGTACTAATCAATACAGGCTTAGTCTCATCCTCTTTATTTCCATCACCTTGAATAGTCAGTTCATTTTCATAATCATCATATCCATAATCAATCATATCATCACGCATCTGATATATCAATGGAATAGTAGGAACGATTATCAAAATATGTTTATAATTTTCTTTTCTTAAAGCTCTTACGATATTATAGATCATCAATGACTTACCACTACCAGTGCATGAGAGAAGAATACCTCTCTTATGTGTCAGACCAGCCTTAACTGCATCATCCTGATAGGGTCTAATAGTCATTCCTGAATTACGCATGAAATAATCAATAGACTCTTTATACTTTGCTTCATCTAAAGTTCTTGTCAGCTTTGTTTCATCAACACCTTGCAGATCATACTCATAACAATTCTTTTTACAGTATGCAAGTAAGTCCGGTAAGAATCCATAAGGAAGCATTCCATTCCTAGTGTTGAAGAAATGTTTCTTACCATCCCATCGTCTGTCTTTGAAAGCCATACTATACAGATATCCAGCCTTATGTTCTGAGTATCTAGAGTATATTTCATTCAAGATATCTAACTCTCCTTGGATTTCCAAGAAGGATTCATTCACTTTTGTAATCGTAAGTCTATTCATATTTTATTTATGTATAGAAAAAGTGGCGAAGAATTACCCCGCCACCTTTTAATGAATAATTTTGAACTACTTAAGCAAGTTCTGCAGTTTTCTTTCTCTTTCTTCTACGAGACTTTGTTTCCTCAACTGGTGCAGGTACTTCTTCAACCTTAGGAGCAATCTCTTCTAACACAGTCTTAAGATCATCAACTGCTTTTTCTTCAACTACTTCAGTCTTTGGTTCTTCAGGAGGTAACTCAAATGTAGGAACAGGTGCTGGAGTTGCTACAGGTTCAACTTTAACCTCAGGCTTAGGTGCTTCTTTTACTTCCGCAGGCTTTGCCGCAGGAGCAACAGCGGGAGCAGGAGCAGCTGCTTTTTCTGCTTTCTTCTTTTTTAAGTTATTGATAAATGCTTCATACTCTTTATCAAAATTACTTAACGCTGTTGATGAAGAACCAGGTTTTGGTTTTGCAGGAGCAGAATTAAAAATAGATGGTTGTGCAGGTTTCTTAATAGATACTACTTTAGGAAGAGATGCTTTTTTCTTTTCTTCTTTCTTTTTTCCATTTTGTTTTTCAAGTTCTTTCTTAAAAACATCCTTTAGTCTTTCCGCAGATACAGTGGCATACATACCAGGAAATTTTCTTTTCTTATTCAATCTTCTCATAAACTTTCTCCAATATAGATTTAATTTTAGATTTCTATATTTATATTTAATTTGAATTTTAATCTCTTTTTTCTGTATCTGGTGAACTGGAGACAGTAAGCCCATTCGGGAACTTACTGCAACATATCTTTTTTCTTATACTGTATGAACTGTATGACCATGTAAGGAGACTTATTTATAGGTTTTACTGAGCGGCTATCCTGTACTCAGGCTTAACTAACCTATATGCTCATAGCGGCATGTAAATTGTTTGCTAGACAATTTTCATTCAGAACTAGATGTATGAAACCTAGGGCGTTCCTTTCCTAGACATCACTTGCACATTGCCGATAGCTCATTGAATTGAGTTTCGCTCCTGTAAGCAAGATTATATTTTAGGCGTCAAATATAATAACATTTTCTAGCTCAAAGAGGAAATAAGTTTTTTTCTTAATTCTCTAAGAAATATTAACGAAATTATATTTGTATGAAACTATATATACGTCATTTTTCCCATTTTTGCTATTTACTCAAAAATTTTTTCCTAAAATCCTAAGCACTTACAGAAAGAAGAATAATTTCCAGCTGTCTTCGCTATCATAAATAAATTGATATATTTACCTTAGAGGTTTTACATGGCTTTAACAAATGAAAAATTCCAAACACTTAAAAATATGGCAGATGAGGATACAACTATTCCAGATACATTGCCCGAAATAGCAAAAAAGAATTTAATTCTGCCAACATTAATTCAAAAATGGACAAAATATTATACCTCACAGAAATACGCCGTTCATTGTGCTGAGATAGATCTTGAGGAATTATATGGGCAGATGTATAAGGACAAGAAATTTAATGACAATGTAGACTGGGGTTCTTCATCTAAAGGAATTGATTCTCAAATTAAATCGGATCCAAATTACTGCACCCGTTTAAGGACACTAGCCGCACAGCAATACTATCTTGATTTCATTTCGGAAACTCTGGCAACATTGAAGCAGATGCATTATACGATTAAGAACTACATTGATTATAAGAAGATTACTACTTCAAACTTATAAGTATCAAGAAAAATAGTTAAGTAGAAAAGAAACAATGTTTTCTTTATTATATTTTTATTGTGAAAAGTTTAAAGGTTTTAGATGCACGTTGAATTTCAATCTATAAAGTTTAGAAACATACTATCTTATGGTAACAAATGGACTGAATTAGAATTTAATTCTGGTCTTAACTTGATTAAAGCAAGTAATGGTTCAGGTAAATCAACCATTCTTGATGCCATTAACTTTTGTCTGTTTGGAAAGCCATTTAGAAATATTAAAATTGGACAGTTGATTAACAAGTATAATAAAAAGAACCTTGTTGTCAATATGAAGTTCAAGATTGGTAATGATCAGTATGAAATAACTAGAGGTATTAAGCCAGATATCTTTGCTCTTTCTATCAATGGAAATGATGTTGAGAACATGGCTTCTAAAAGACTGAACCAAGAAGAGATTGAAAAACTTATTGGCATCAATGAAAGATTATTTAAGTACATTGTAGGTATTGCTGTTACAAATAGCAAGCCTTTCTTAACAATGTCAATAGGTGATAAAAGAACTTTGATAGAGTCAATCTTCAATATTGATGTTCTTTCTCTTATGGCGCGTGAAGTAAAGAGAAGAAACTCAATGAATGATTCCGATCTACGCCTTAAGATAACTGAAAATCAAGGCATTAAGAATTCTATTAATGATAATACTGAATACATTAAAAGGATTCAAAAATATATTGACCAATTTGATGAGAATAAGAAGTCTACATGTGATGGAATAAAGAGAAGTATCAAAACATTTAAAGATGCTATAGAAACACAGAAAGGAAATATTCAAAAAGGCAATAATGCTATTGAGAAAGCAAAGACTAAACTTGTTGAACCATCAACTGATGAATTCATTAGAATCAATACGGAAATTGGTGCAGTTCAACATTCTCAAAAAACTATCCAGAAAACATTAAGTCAGATTGGTGATGAAAGTTTCTGTCCGCTTTGTGGAGCTGAACTTGATGAAGGTCATGCAAAGAAACACATTGAAAGTCTTAAAGCAGAACTTACTGAACTTGAAACTGTAAAGATTCCAAAATTGCTTGAAGAACAAGCAGCATTGAATGAAAAGAAAAAAGAATATGATGAAGTTCAGTCAAAGATAAACTTAATTCAACAAAAAGTTGTTGCTGAACAAGTCAAATTGAATAACAATGAATCTCAACTTTCTAAATTGGAAAAGCAACTTGATGAAGAAAAAAATAAAGTATGTGATTTTAAGACTTCTGAATATGAAACTAAATTAGTTGAATTAAAAGATAGAGCAAAAACACTAGAA